CCAAGGGCAACCACTTCCTCATGTGTTTTCCCCCTACCCAATCAAGGGCCATGGCTCTCCTGCCGGGGTACTCTATGACCCTGCTAGTCAAGGCGGCTATTACATCCCTTCCCTCCATGACCAGCCAAAGCACTAATATACCATCATCTAAATCTTTCCTTAAATCTTCTACCTCAAACTTACCGGCTGATGTCTCTACAGACTTCCTAAGAACCTTTGTGACATCCTCCCAAACGATGTCCACCCCCTCCATGGGGACCGCCGTGATCATCATGCCGGTAGCATCATACCCTGCGGCACCTGATCAGGCTGCTCTGTCATGCCTGTACGCATTTCTCTGACCCTATCCATCATCTCATAGAGGGATTTCGCGCCAGCGTCAGTCGATCCGTTGCCCAGCCCACTAACGACGTCAGCCGGTACGATAAACTCTCCATCAGACAGGACAACATCTTGCTCTCCTTCAAGCGTGGCGGGGATCATGTCATCCATGCCATCGCCAATACCCTCTACCATGCCCTCTGTAACCTGAGCATTGTCGTCAAACTCGCCGCTACGGACACGGCCAACTAAGTCTCTCAAGGCATCATCACCATATGTGGCAACAAAAAGAGCCAACGCCCTTTGAGGATCAGGATTTATGCCTTTGATGGCATCAACAGCATCACTGATGATCTCTTTGTCGTTTGGCCTCTGCACCTCACCACCCTCTGCGAAGAAGTATGGAAGCTCTGGATCTATACCGGGCCTGTAGCCGGGTGGTATAGGGCGCTTCTTGCGCCTTGCAGGATCTGCCTCTGGGATGTCAGGATAATCCTCTGTTTTGAAGTCCATCTTTGGAGGCTTTGATGCCTCAATCAGGCCGGTTGTTCCAACAGCGCCCAAAGCATACGGGTTGGTCATGGCCTGTTTGATGCCCTCAAGACCAGTTCCAGTAATCGTTGCACCGGCTGGTTGAGAAAAGATGCTTCCTGTAGTTGAAGCGGCGGCAGGAGCAAGGGAAGAGGTTCCTGTTTGCCCCGCCAACATACCGGGGTCTAAAGCAACACCAGAACCCACCCCTTGGCCAGCACCCATGGCGAGGTCGGTAGCAGAGGCCCCAAGCGGCTCTGCCGTAGCTAGTTTATCTGCACCGCCGAACATGCTACCAAGAGCCTTGCCACCAAAATAAGACAACATGCCTGTGCCGATAGCCGTTCCCAGATCGTCACCTTGGGCCAAAGAGCCGAGACCCGAACCAACAGCCCCCGCCAATAGAGGAGTCATAGTTCCAAGAGCGCCAGCACCAGCTAATGCCGACCCACCTAATCCCAGTAATAGCGGTAACGCCATAATTACACCTCTGCCTCAGACAAGGCTCGCATTCTGTCAACTAATCTTCTAGCACGATTTGGGACTTGCGTATACCATCTGGAATCGACCATCTCGTCCGCTGCCTTGTTCCAATCCCTCGCATCTACGCCAGCCTTCATACCCTTGAATTTGGATAGACGAGGCCTTCCCATATTAAACATCATGTTGCAGATGATATGCTGGCAGTCCTCGGGTAAGTCATCAAAGTCTGGATACAGAACTTTGCACTCGTCTACAGTCACAGTCATATCAAGGTTGAACACCCTCTGAACTCTCTCTTGTTCGATCACTGTGCCTACAGGCTTGCCATACTCTTCATCATCTTTGGTAATGAGGTGGCCGATTCCGAAGGTGGGTAGGTGAAGATGATCTAAATAAATTTCGTACTTGCAGCCCTCATCCTCTGCGATCTCTGTTCTCAGCTTGTCTATGTTCATTTGCCTCTCCCCATTCCCAGAAGGTTGTCAAGGAAGCTGCCTGTTCTCTTGCTTTGTTCATACGCATCCATGCCTTGAGAATATGTGGGCGCGTCTCCCGGCAGTTGACGAGCGTCGATCATGCCCATTTTTTCTTGAGGCAACATTCTAATCAAAAGTCCCAAGCCACCGGGGATCATTTCTGCAAGGCTCCTGCTGGGGCTTTTCGGCAGAGGAACATTTTTAACCTCTCCGAGATATGTCATTGGAGAAGTAAATATGGAGGTGAGGCCCGATCTGACTCGGCCAGTTTCTATGTCTCCCCCAACATCATCTCCAAATATGTTCTTTTTAGCAAAAGGGTTGCGATACCTATCATAGGCAAGATCCATGATTGCTCTTCTGTTTTTCTCAGAAATGTTGTCGGAGAAGTCAATTCTAGATGGATCTAGGCCAAACCGTGAAACGCCATATGGGTTCGTAAGGGTCATATTGTTTTGTGCAAAAAACTGTTCTTTAGTTAGAATATCATCAATTTCGCCAGTTGCCGCATACCGCTCTTGTAACCCCCTCATTATTGGGTCACGCAACTGAGTAAAAACATCAGTGAGATCTGAGCCGCCGCCCATGTATGATGCAGACCCTGCGGGAGCAGAGCCTGTTATAGCGCCAGTGCCTTGGTCGCGTTCCATTGCCGCCTGAACAGAGGCTACACGCTCATCTGGTCTTCCTATACCGGGTTCTGGCATTACTTTGTGATCCCTTTTACCTTCTCTACAGTCCTGAGGCCGCCAAGCCCTAACATACCCAGAAGCACAGTCATCAAGCTGTCCATATCAAACATCGGTAATTCTGGCGCTTCCATGCCAGCATAAGCAAACCCAAACATGGTCACAGGGGCAAGGACAAAATGCCATATCATGGCCGTGGCTAGGCCCCATCCTAAAAAAGGACGCCATCCGGCAACAAATATGGACCTATGTTGGGCCTCCGCTTTGTTGATCTCTATCTGACCCATGTTGGCTTCGTGCATCTGCTTTTCGGCCATGGTCGCGATTTCGTGTGCCAGCTTCGCTTTCTGGTCCTTGTCCTCTATGAACTTGTCCAAAAGGCCCGTAACCGGCCCGATCAACGCCTGCAACATTGCTTCTCCTCCTATTTATTTGCGCCTGTAGGGCTGTGGTTCTTCCGTGCATTCCCCACATCCCTACAGATCTCCCGTGGCTACTTCTTTGCCATCCATGCGGTGGTTCCCATGTAAGCCCCCACAATTCCGGCACCAGAAATATAGAATAAAGACGATATTTCAGAAAGAGCCTTTATTCTCTCTACCGAAACCCATGGGGTAAACATTGCGGCTGTAAATACCCCCATGCCGATCAACGTAAATCTGGCCATTCTAAGCTGGGCAAGGCTCTTTCTTAAATCTCTTTCAGTTTCTTTTATCTCTCTTGCCTGCTCAAGCTCTTCATCCGTTACGACCCCATCACCATCAAGATCGTACTGATCATACTTACTTTTGCTCTGTAACTTCTTGCTAGTCATAATTTGTACTATGATACAATTTTTACTGTCCCACTGTCGTTGAACAAGGCACCGCTTTCTAGGCCACTAGAGCTTGTTGGCAAATCCGTCAGCGTTATTTTTGTGCCGCGCATTTCACCCGGCGTTCTCTCTTGAGAAATAAATATCTCTAAAGCCCGCAAAAGATCAGCCATATATTGCGGGTCATATTGTTGCGGGGCCTCGGGCAATCTGGGCGGTGGATTTTGTACTTGTGCCATTACTGCCTCCCATCTGGACGCATATCAACGCGAGGGCTACCCAGCTTCCATTTTGTTCCCAGTGCAGTGCTTTCAACCCGAACGGCGAATGATCTTCCCCTTGAGCGGAGATGCAACTGCTCTGTGAATGTTTCAACATCACCCGATATTGAACCTATGGTTGTGCCGGAGTCTGTATTGTCGAATGACGCGCCGGGGAAGCGGCGAGACTTCACAGTAAATACAGCCTGTGGGCTGCTCAAATTAGTTGATCCCAAAAATGTAAGATCTGGGATTACTCGCCTGATGTGCGTGAACTTATCGCCGTCTCCTATAGCCATCGAAGCAGACTCTATAAAAGAGGTCATTGCCGACCCGTCATCATCAAACCCTATCTCGTGGTTGAAGATGTACTGATTGCCAGCCGCCAAAGGGTTTGAGCGTGTGCCACGATCTATCCAAGCAGTTCTAGCCAGACTTCCAAAATACCAGACCTCATCTCCATAGTTGTAGATGACGTATTTGTCATTCTCTGTTGAAGATGATGACGGATAGAACCAAAAGATCTCACTGAACTCTGAGTTGATTCCAGAGGTGACCTTGTCAGATTCAGAACGGTTAAAATCTCCAAACACTTTCTGCCTAACGCTGCATGGAAGCTGCTGCGTGCGACCCGCATAGATATAGAAGTTATCTATTCCCATCCAATACACGACATCTTCGGTTGCAACTGCCGCATTTGGACCCATGATCGTGATGTTTGAGGCAAGCTGTGATAAGCCAAAGGTGAATGGCGGTCCAATGAACCGCATGGAGAACAGGGCCGTATCGGTCCAAACGAGAATCTCACGCTTTGTTTCTACCGCCTGCACAAAGGTTGATCCCGATCCGAGCCTCAGATCTCCGGCAGTATTGGTAGACGTTGGAAAAAAATCTATGGGATTTTCTTGACTAGAGAACCGTATTAGCAATGGGTCTTGAATGCCATCTCCTTGCGTGGCGCTGGAACTACCCCCTAGTCCATCAGCGCCAAAAACGATGACATGTCTATCCTGATCTGACACAAGCACCTGCTTTGCCACTTGAGGGACACTTGTCTTTGTGCCGGTGCGTGTAGACAGTTCAATAGCTCGTGTGGACAGATTGTTCGTGCGGTCCCAGTAAAAGATATTGCTGTCCCGTGCATTGATTAGCAGATCTTCGCCAAAGTTGTCGTGTGACCAAAGACGAATCTGTGTCGTTGTTGTCAGACCGCCGGATGCTGCATCACCCCAACCAAAATAATCATTATCGCTGTTGGCGTTGCCCTCAATCAAAGTCACCGTAGCACCGTTAGCATGTGTTGAGGCTTCTGTGCCGGACTGTGCGCGTGTCACGGTCAAGTCATTAGTCGATACGTTGGTGACTTTCAGTATCTCGTTGTCGATCAGTATCAGGTCATTGGTGGCAATGCCTGTGCCGCTAGTCACTGTAAGCGTGGTGTCAGAGGCAGAGAACGTACCGCCCTCGTTGATTGTGGTTTCAAGAGCGCCTGCTGCTACGCCGCCGTACAAACCTGCGCCCCAACCTGTACCGCCGACCGTCGAGTCCAGACCGACGTTGACCTGATACGCGCCCACGGTGCTTGATCCACCGTTGCCACTGTCAGAAGAGTTGGCTGCCACATTAGCTGTAATCGTGTAGCTGTTGGCGTTGATGATGCTGACTATCTGATATTCTATATTCAACACTGCTGCTGTGATATTGCCGCCCAACGAGGCTGCGCCAGAGAAGGTGACGAAGTCGTTTTCGACCGCGCCATGTCCGGTGTCCGTAACGGTGATGGTTGTACTGCCGTTGGTGGCTGCGAAAGTTACATCACCGGCGCTGGTGGTTTCACGGATGGGTGTGATGTCATTGAACCCCCCGCCTTCTTCAATGTAATATTTTAGATGTGTACCAATGCCAAGGTAGTTTGAGCCGTCAAGCGCAATCCAATTATGCAGCGCCCGTGCAGATCCAAGGTAGGTGGACGAACTAGCTTTCTCCCAGCCGCCTAGCTTTTCTGGATATCCAAACCGAAACCGGATTTTGTCACAGTCACGCCACCCACCTTCGTTGGAATACGAGGTGACCTCTTGGTTGATGCCGGGTCTGAATTGTAGCTTAGTCAGTGGCATCTGATCTTCT